CTGACTGGGGTGCAACATCATCACTATTCGAAGCAATGTGGGGCGCAGCTGATGCGAATCCAAACACAACACTTGCAGTTTCTCTAACAGCAGTTACAGGCGCAGTATTTACTTGCAACGTTTTGCCAGTATTTCCAACAGTCGGTGGCGGTGCTCCAGGAGCACAGACTGACACTTGGGCGCTAACAGTTGTTGGAACACCAGCAGACACATTCAGTTAAAATCTAACAACGGGAGCACAGATGAAACTACCAATAACAATTACATACAACTCAGGCGACGAAGCAACTTATACGGCTCAGCCTCCTGAGTGGGCAAAGTGGGAGAAGGCAACTGGTAACACGATTTCTCAGGCTAATGACAAAATTGGCATTTGGGATCTCATGTTTCTGGCTTATAACGCTTACAAGCGAGAGAACGCTGGAAAGCCTGTTAAGTCTTACGACATTTGGTCTGAAACCGTTGCTGATGTAACAGTCGGAGACGATAGCCCAAAAGCCACCAACCAGGAAGCATAAGGCGGATCCTCGTTAATCTAGCAATAGAGACGGGGATACCGATGCAATACTGGGAGGACGCAGACGACATTTTAACCGCGATAGAAATACTGAAGGAGCGATCGGATGGCAGATGAAGTCAAGATCGCTTATGACAAAACAGATTTACGCGGTATTACCAGGGCTTTCAAAGGTATGTCAGATGAAGCCGTTGAAGCTGCTAAAAAGGAAAGTTCTAATCTTGCTGAATACGCTTCTCAACAGATTAAGATCGCAGCAGCGACTCGTACGGTTTCAGGGACTGCTGCTCGCCGTATTGCTGATGGAGTTAAGGTAAGCAAGACTTCAAAGATCGGTGAGTTCAGTTACGGCTTTGCTCGTCAGAAGTTCAGCGGTGGCGGTTCAACTCTTGACCTACTTTACGGTATGGAGTTTGGATCTAATAGATTTAAGCAGTTCCCAAAGCGTACGCCTAACAAGGGCAGAGGTAACTCTGGTTACTTCATCTACCCAACTCTGCGACAGATTCAACCGGATCTAGTTCGTAAGTGGGAGGAAGCATTTAGTCAGATTTTGAAGGAGTGGGATTAATGGCAGGTAATAGAACCCTTAAACTCTCGATCCTTGCTGATGTCGATGATCTCAATAAGAAATTAAAAGCTGCTAATGGCGACGTTCAAGATAGTGCTACACAATTAGAAAAGTTTGGCAAGGTTGCCGGTGCCGCGTTTTTAGCAGCTGCTGCTGCTGCCGGTGCTTATGCAATTAAGATTGGTGTTGATGGTGTTAAGGCTGCACTAGCCGATGAACAAAGCCAGGTTAAATTAGCCTCAGCATTAACCAATGCAACAGGTGCAACTAAAGCCCAGATTGCAGCTACTGAGGATTCAATCGATAAGATGGCTCGCGCTTCGGGCGTTGCCGATGACCAACTTCGTCCAGCGTTGGCGCGCTTGGCGTTAAGTACAAACTCAACTAGCAAGGCTCAGGAATTACTATCACTTGCTCTTGACATTTCAACTCAAACAGGCAAGCCACTCGAAGGCGTAGCAAATGCTTTGGGCAAGGCTTATGACGGTAATACCGCAGCTCTTGGCAAGTTAGGCGTTGGCTTATCTAGCGCTGAATTAAAAGCAATGACCTTTACTGATGTCCAACGTAAACTCAGCGATCTCTTTGGTGGCGCAGCTGCTAAGAACGCAGAGACTTATCAGGGTCGCATGGATCGCCTAAAGGTTGCCTTCGATGAATCAGTTGAAGCAATCGGATACCGTCTATTGCCTATCCTTCAATCTCTGATCGACATCATTCTCAACAAGATCGTTCCAGGCTTTGAGAAGTTTGCAAAACTCTTTGATCCAATCAAGGCTGCTATTGATCGCAACAAGGAGTCTTTCCAGGCACTTGGTTCATTTATCGTGGATTACATCGTCCCAGTATTTACGGTTGCTTTGGGCGGTGCTATTTCATTCGTTGCCAAGATTGCTGCTGGTGTTGTGGACATCGTAGGCGGAGTAATTAATGTCATTCGTACTTTGGTATCTGGCGCGATCGATGGAATTAATGCGCTAATCAAGGCATACAACGCAATCCCAATCTTGCCCAACATCCCAACAATCTCTAAGCCATCATTTACAACTCCAACAGTTTCAGCGCCAAAGGTGAGCACTCCAACCTACACAGCGCCAACAATTTCAGCCCCTAGCGGTGCAGGGTCTACTGGTACAACATCCGGTACAAGTGCAGTAGCCAAGGCTGCGTCTACTGCTGTTGTTGCTGGTAGCGCATTGGGTACATTTAACCCAGGATCGTTTAGAGCAGCTGAGGAACGTACATCAGGCGACACATACAACATCACAGTTACAGGAGCCTTTGACAAGGAAGGTGTAGCCCGTCAGATTGTTGAGATTCTCAATGATTCAACTGCTCGCGGTGGTGGCGGTGGAGTAGGAGCGTTCCAGGTAGCATGACGCAATGGAATCCTGAATGGGCTGTATCGATTAATGGCGCGGGTGATGTCACTAATCTGACACTTGCCAACCTGACTATTACATCAGGGCGTACTGACATTTACTCTCAGCCTTATGCCGGTTATTGCAATGTTGAGATTATCAATCTTGACCAGTCTCCAATCGAGATGGACATCAATGACCAAGTATCAATCAAGGTCAAAGATTCAACTGGCACTTATGTAAACATCTTTGGTGGCTTTGTCTCTGACATCGATGTAACGGTCTCTGACGCAGGCACTAACGGCATTTCAGAGCGTATCAGGGTAATTGCCTTGGGTGCCTTATCAAAACTGCCTAAGAGCCTCACAGAGGGTGTTTTAAGCAAGGCTTTTGATGGTACTCAGATTTACACAATCCTTTCAGATTTATTGCTCAATAACTGGAATGAAGTCCCAGCAGCTGAAACATGGGCTGCTTATGATCCGACTACAACCTGGGCTAACGCGGAAAACGTCGGACTTGGTGAGATCGATCGTCCAGGCGATTATGAATTGACTGCTAGATCATCAGACTTAACTAATGTTTATTCTTTGGTTTCGTCTTTGGCTACCTCTGGTTTTGGTTACATCTATGAGGACGCATCCGGGCGAATCGGGTATGCCGATAGTACTCACAGAGCAGATTATCTAAGCACAAATGGTTATACGGAGTTATCTGCTAATACTGCTTTGGCTCGTGGTATCCGCACTCAAAAGCGTTCAGGCGATGTCCGCAACGATGTCACTATCGTCTACAAGGCTAACGCAACTGCTAACGCTGTAGATACTCAATCTCAGTCTATTTATGGACCACAGCAATACCAGATCCAGACTTCCCTTGAAAACTCAATCGATGCCGTAGAGCAAGCGGATTTCTATTTAGGATTAAGAGCCTTCCCACAGCCCCAGTTTAAAGAGATTACTTTCCCTTTGGCTAATGGCGAATTAGACGATACTGATCGCGATGCTTTGTTAAACGTATTTATGGGCTTGCCTTTGGACATTACTGATTTACCGGCAAACATCACAAATGCTCGATTCCAGGGTTTTGTCGAGGGCTGGACTTTCCAGGCTGGTTACAATCAATTAAACCTAACCCTGACTCTTAGCCCTACGGCATACTCGATTATTACTACTCGCTGGGATCGCGTAAACGCAGCCGAGACTTGGAACACTTTAAGCCCGACCCTACAATGGATTGACGCTACAATAGTAGCCTGATAAAGGAGAAACATGGCAAGTACTACCAACTTCAACTGGAGCACTCCAGACGATACAAGTCTCGTTAAGGATGGCGCAGCTGCTATTCGCACACTTGGGCAATCTATCGATACCTCGATGGCTGAGTTAAAGGGTGGAACAACTGGTCAGGTACTCAGTAAGACTTCCAATACTGACATGGACTTCACTTGGGTTGCTCAGGATGATTCAAATGCGATTCAAAACGCAATCGTCGATGCAAAGGGCGATTTAATTGCTGCAACCGCAGCTGATACACCTGCCCGCTTGGCAGTCGGCGCAAACAATACAATCTTATGCGCAGATTCAAGCACCGGTACTGGTTTAAAATGGCAAGGTAATTGGTTCACTTGGACTCCTACTATTGGAAACATTTCCATTGGAAATGGAACAGTAACTGCAAGAACTTCACAACTTGGCAATACTGTTTTCTTTTCTTTAAAAATTACTTTTGGATCTACTACAACAATTAGCGGAAGTCCTAATTTTACATTACCTGTTACAGCAAACAGCATTGCAACATTTCCTTGTTATTTATTGGATACAGGCGTAGCTGCTTATTTAGCAAACGCTTACTGCCCAAGCGGTACAACTGTTTATTTAGATTTAATTGACACTACATCAAGCCGAGCATTACTTACTTCATTTTCTTCAACTTCTCCATTTACTTGGGGCAATGGTGATGTTATTTCAATC